CATGGGAACTCCTTTCCAAACTGACTGTTCATCAGCAGGCGACCTATAATCATTTAATTTATTTAACATATTCATTGCAGCTTTAATCTTCATTACACACTCTCCACAGTATAATACTCATTAGTTAATCGAATGCACTCGACTGTTGCAACACCTATAGGTGATGATGAAGATGGAGTAGATAAGATTAAACGCTGACCAATGGTCATCTTTGTTATATCAACACCTCTAAACATGTTTGAAACTGTACCGATTTCTAATGTCATATTTCTCTCTCTTCTCAATTCTATATAACCATTATAACACTACTAGTAAGCAATGTCAAGGCTTATTTAGCATTATTTCAATAATTTCATAATCTTTACGACATCATAAGTACCTGATGCACACCAAGAGCGAAACGCAGAGCATTCCTTACCTGTAGTAGCACAATCATCGTAGTTAGGACATGTAGTACAGGGTAGTACCATCTTATTCTCTGGGCCTGGTATAGAATCTACCTCTGAGGCATACTCTCCTGCAATACCTCTACCCATATAGTTCTCAGAATCAACCCAAATGTTCATATTCATATTCTATGCTCTCTTATCTCATTACAAAGCTATTATAACATAGCTCAGAGATAGTGTCAAGGGCTTTATGCTAAATAAATGAAATTAATTGATTATTCTGAGGTTTTCTGAGATATTCTGCGTGTATGTGAAAATAAAACTGATAAGTAGCAGACACTAATCACATCAACTCTATGTTTATATGAGCCTTTTTAATTATATTCCGCAAAGTGGGGAATAGTGGGAATTACAGAGTAAGCACTAACATTAGTCTAGTATTCATAGCCTTGGTACTCCTCAATAACCTTACCACTGACACTATCCTCCCTGTATACATCACAATATCCACAGTCATTGCAACTTATGATATGACCACTCTCATCATCATTGAATTCTTCTTTATGGCAGTTCTCTGAACCGCACTCAGTACAACGATATTCACCTGACATGCTACTCATGTTACTTCTCCTTGTTTATAAGTGTTTCTCAATGCATACATAAATGCATCTATAGGTTTGTTTGGTAAATGTGGTTCTAAATAAATAACTTTCTTTTCCATAATAGTTTCTTCCTTATTGCCTCACTCTTATAACAGGAGTTTCAATGAAGGTTTCTTCTCCGTTCATTAGTTGTGTTTTAAAGATCAAATCTTTCTTTAGAATGTAATCTCTTATCTCTAATGGTATTGAATCATGTGCTATTGTAATAGACTCTTGCTCATTGGTGCTTGAACCAGTAGCTAACAGTTCTGCGTTGATATATACTTTTGTTCTATAATACATTGTATTCTCCTATTAGATAAAGACTTTGTGACCATTCCATAATACCTCCACATAGCTATTACATTCTGGGCAGCTTAGATTAGTTAGTATTGTATCATAGTATTCTTCTAGTCCTATGTCTTCAGCGGTGTTATCACCGCCCCATATGAGCTCTACGTCTTTACATACATAACAGTTCATTGTACATCCCCTTCTTTAATTGAAAAAGTCTTCTAGTGATCCTTGAGTTCCATAACTTTTATCTACTAACCAACCTATGGTGGATACAATAACATTCAGGGGATCAATGAATGACTTCTCAAACTGTGTATCATAGTCAACCATCTTGTGTAAGTCTAGCTCTTTGGGTAGTTTTGTGATAAATGAGAACGCACTACATTGATATAGATTAGGTTGTTTTAGATTGATAAACTTAATCTTATCACCTTCTTGTATGTAAGGATACTTACGACCTAGTTTATTCTTTCTGATAAGATGATTGTATAGTATGGCACCCTTACAATGTATAGGAGCGCCTTTTGCAAACATTTGATTTGCGTCACTAAACTTATCTAGTCCATTGACTGATCGTGGATATGCAATCTCCTCTGGAGAAAGGTTCATAAAATCCTCTCGGAATGTTTGTATGAATGTATTGAGTTCTTTCTCGTTCCCATTCATAATGATGGACAGAGCCTCTCTAAGTTTTGCACGAACAGGTGCAGGAGTAGATGACTTTACAACCTCTAATCCCATTACTTTGAGTTTAGCTTGTTTATATTGAACACCCTCTGAATTGTGTACGTTCAACACATAACGCTTCTTAGCAGTCCATATACCCTTGTCAGCGATGACTTCTCGGGCCATCTGCATCTTTTGTTCGTATGAATTTACATATTGATGCAAGTCCGTATAACACTTGTCCATAAATGGTTCAATTTTATCTCGAGCCACAGAGTCAAGGAAGGACACAATTTTTTCAGTCTTTTCTCCGTCTGGATAGACCTTATTAACAAGTTCGTCAAAAACAACGTACACCGAGTCCGTATCACTTGCAATAACGTAGTCTTTGTTATCAGTCTTAAGCAACTTATTAAGATATTGATTAACAGCACGCTCAATCCAACGAATAGCAAGCTGACCACTTGTAGTAATTGCTTCAGCAACCAGAAGGTCATAGTAGCGAAAGTATGCATTCCCGATTGCACCATAGACACTGTTAAGTGATATCTTCTTGGCCATCTGAATGTTGTTATACTTTGATATATCTTTGAGTAGTTTGGGGTCTTTAGTGTTTTCATAATCTTGTTGTGCCTCTAACATAAGTTTTTTGAATTTTGACCTATCATTATACATCGACTGCATAAGTTCTGGAAGGAAGCCTTGTTTGTTTGTCTTAAACAAAGCACCATTTGGTGTCAGTGTCACTCCTTTGAGAATAGAAGTATCCACTTCTTTGTTGAGTAGTTTATCTACAGACATGTTTGGAACTTTTTCTTGTGCAACGAGAGTTTCAGTAGATATGTTGTATTGCATAATTAAATGTGGATACAATGAGTTAAGGTCAAATGACATAACCCATTTGTGCATACCAACCTGTGGGTCTTTTACATACGCCCCTTCAAACTTTTCTGCTTTAGAATTGTGTTTCTTTTGTGGAATGACAATATTCTTTTCACGCAGATAGTTGTAAATGAGAATATCCCAATACTTGGTAGAACCTAGTACATCCATGTAGTTGACTTTTGCATCATAAGCCATAGTCAATAAAAGTTCAATGAGTTTCATCTTGTCTTCAAGTCGATCAACGATTTCCACATCCATGATGTTGTATTCGATAAACGATTGAAAGTCTTTTTGATACCACTCACTAAATGTTTCATAAGGATTGCCGTCCTTACGATCACCTAGTTCAACAAATGCAATGTGGTCAAGTCGATATGACTCTTGTGCAGTATAGGTAAACTTACGATAGAGGTCAAAGTAGTCTAAGTGAGAAACACCCTGTATATCAAATACCTGATGCTTACGACCCATCTTAAACACTTCTCTTGAGAATACACTTCTCCAAGGCGATAGTCGTTTGACCTCATCTTCTCCACACAACTTTTCAATACGATTGCATAGATAAGGAATATCAAAGAACTCTGTGTTCCAACCTGTAATGATATCAGGTTGATGGCTTTCCCAGAATGAAAGGAACTCTTTGATTAGATGTAGTTCATCACTACATTCAACATAGGTCACATCATCTCGGTCATTCTGGAATTTACCTACACCCCAAACAACAAACTTTTTACTCTGGTGGTTTTTTACTGTGATGGATAGAAGTGGTTCTGCAGCTGCTTCTGGACTTGGAAATCCATTCTCACATTCAACTTCAATATCAATTGTGACAATAAGTATCTGGTCAACATCATAGTTTATTCTGTTAGGATACTCATCAGCAATATAGTTATAGGAATACATGGTACTACCATGAACCAACTCTGGTTGGTTCTTGTAGTTTTCAACCCACTCTTTTGCTTCTTTGATTGTATTGTGTTGGATAGGTGTTACATACTGTCCTTTTAGTGTTTTCCACTCTGTAGGAGAATTGACAGGAGCATAAAGTGTTGGCGAATATCTGACTTTACGACAGACACGTTCGCCATTTACTACTTCACGCAACAGTAGGGAATTACCCCATTGAAGAATATTTGTATAGAATTTCATTATGTAATAATACCACCTTTAGGGGTAAATGTCAAGAGTATGTGTGTAATTATAAACTTTTACTTATTGAGAAAATTCCAGAGCTGTCACACCAATCAGTATCCCAACAATCTTTTTCATCAAGGTCAGTATCGACAAAACTAAATGCAAGGTCTAAACCATAAAAAGATTTAGTGAATGTAATAGAGTAGTCTGTGTAGTTATCTTCACCATTAGATAAGAATGCTTCATTTGCATCATTAACATCATTATCGGTGCTAGAATTACTGAAATCATTGTACCCAACATGAAAACTATAACTCCAACCAGCACGAAGTTCTAAGTCGTAATCAATATAGAAATAGTTGAATTTACCTGTTTCTTGCCAGTAGTCATCAGAAAATGCATAACCTACAGTTAAATCTTGGTATCCAACACTTCCATATACTTCTACATAATCAAGGTCACGATCTTTGTTGTATCCTTCACCAGAAAAATTAGTAGCATCAGCAGTTGGATAGTCATAGTAAATGACACCAATGTCATAAGAAAAAGCTTCTGTAATACTGCCACCATAACCAACATAGTAGTCTAGTTCCATTGCAGGATTTGAATTTCCTGTCAGTTCAAAATCCACTGTTGAACCCCAAGTTCCCACATAAATACCATTCTCAAAGGCAAGATCAAATCCCCCTTGTAGTGCTGGGCCTGTGTCATTTTGTGAAATCCCACGAAATTTATAGTCAGTTGTCAGTGTGATATTTGCTGATGTTTCAAGTGATTGTGCTGTTGATGGTAGTGCTAAGACTACAGCTAATACCATTGTCGCTGATATTGCATGTTTATAATAATAATTCATATTTTTTCCTTTTCATTTTTTATTTTTGTTAAAATTTCTTCGTTCACCTGTAGGAATATTTCCAGTTAAATTCATAAGATAACTATCTACGATAGCCATAGATCGGTGACATAACTCAGGATGTGCTGGATATTCTAGCAACATCATCGGGATGCCCACTCGCCAACTACGATAGTTTCCACTGTAAGGATTGTGTTCCGACATAACATATCTCCTTTAAAAAATAAATTACCATTGATGAATACAATTAGCAATAATACATATACAAGTTATAATGTTAAGTAATGCCCAAGATGTTCTTATATATGCAACTTTATCTGCATCTTTATTGTCACTAAACGCTTTGTTTCCTAGTGCTTTACACCAGATTTTCCAATAACTACTCACTTCTTTTTTCTGCATTGATTATCTACGTCCATTTTCTCTTGTAAGAAGTATCGCCATCTGCATATCTGTGATTAATTTCGCTGTGATGTTGTTCATCTGCTCTTACTTTCTTAATTAGATCACTTAACTTTGCATCTGGCTTCATTTTATAATAATCTATTGCTAATTGCGGTGCTGGAACATTTTCTACTTCACCTCGTTCTACAATATCCAAGTAATCCGTATAACTTTTTACTGCTTCTTCTTCAAAGTAACCAATCATCCTGTGTGCTGTCTTATAACTTACTATATACAGAATTATATAAAATATCATAAAAATTAATTGTGCAGACAAAACCAATAGTCTTTCAAATATATTAGGTTTAGCAATTGTAATAAAAAACATTAAATGCATTCGTTCATTTTCTGCTTCTGCTAACATTTCTCTAATGTCAGGCCCCCAACCAGTTTTCATTTTTCGCAGACTTTTAAAATGCAACCACATACCAGCAACCATGCCTGGCACCCCTGCTACAGTTTCTAACACTATTGCTCTATGTCCATAGCGTTTGGCAAAGAATGTGTCTGCCATGAAACGGAAAAACTTTGTCATTGACATTGCAAACCAATCTCTCATCACTTCTTTTTTCTGCATTGATTTTTTATATCCCATTCACCTAAAAGAACTCCAGCTGGTTTTACTACAACATTTCTGAAAACTCCCCAAAGTTTGATAAATTCTTTTTGGGCCTCTGTTTTTTCTTTGTTGTTATTTTTTTTCAAATCGTTTTTCCATTATACACACATATATAAGTATAATTGGCAGTACGCAAAGTATTAAACATAGAGATATAACTTTAAAAACTAAACTAATAATTGTTCTTATCATTTTTTTGATCTGTAATCTACGATTGCAGCTTTAATTGCATCTTCTGCAAGTACTGAACAATGAATTTTTACAGGAGGTAAGGCAAGTTCGTTTGCAATTTGAGTATTCTTAATGACTGAAGCCTCATCTAAGGTTTTACCCTTAACCCACTCTGTTAACAAAGAACTAGATGCAATAGCACTACCACACCCATAAGTCTTAAATTTTGCATCAACAATAATACCAGATTCTACTTTTATTTGTAATTTCATTACATCACCACAAGCTGGAGCGCCAACCATTCCTGTGCCAATATTATCAACACTTGGGTCAAACTTACCCACATTTCGTGGATTTTCGTAGTGATCTAGCACCTTGTCGCTGTATGCCACTAAGTTCTACCTACTTGTTTAGTTAAAGTGTAATTTTCTGCAAAAACTTCAGCTTCTTCTTTTGAAGAGCAAGAACCAACAAGCATATCACCCCACAATACTTCAAACAATATACTATTGTTGGGCCCTTTAGAGCTTTTAACTTTTGCTACAGGGGTTGATTGCTCTCGTCCATATTCAGTTAACAGTTCCATTCAATATCTCCTTATTTACAACTTAGGTGCATCTGGGTTATTTTTAAATTCATCTGGGTCAACAAGTTGTGACCATTTAGATAATTTTTGACGTTTATCATCAATGCGGTCTTCTATTTCTGTGTGAGATATTACATCCCATTCTGCCATTAACATAATCATACACATAACATCGCCTATCTCACTTTTAAGATTAGCTATTTCCATAGTATCGCCATACAATTCATTTCTTCGTAGAAGTTTGGAACAAGCTTGTATTAACTCACCACATTCTTCCATTGTAATTACTAGAAGCTCTTGACGAGCATCTAGTTTATTCATATCTGTTGCCATTTTTACCTCAATCCTTAACTTTATACATCATACACTAATATTTGGTAGTTGTCAATGATTAAATTGGTTAAATATAAACAAAGCTAAACAAACCGAGAAAAATATCAATGCAGGAAATTCCATAATCACTCCACAAAAAAACTTCTATTTTTAATATGTTCTTCTTCAATCGACTCTTTAGATTGACCATAATATGCTACTGCATGGTGTTCGTCAATCATATTTTCATTGAGAATACTTCCATCTTTCATTTTAAACTTTCCAAGTATTCTACCATACTTACCCTTACCATCTTTACAAGTAATAAGTGTTTGGGTAGAACCTAGAGGCATATGAGATTGTACATACTCTTTTGCCATCAGTCCAAATTTCTTTTCTGTCAAATCTCTGGTTCTGGACTCTGGTGTGTCGATACCATAAAAGCGTATTCTTTGCTTATGAAGCCAACAACCAAAACCTAAGTCGATATCAACATCTGTTGTATCACCATCAATAACTTTAACTATCTTACATTTATATTCGTACATTTCTTTTCCTATTATACTGCAAAACTCTCACCGCAACCACATGATGCAATGACATTTGGATTTCTGACAATTAAAGATGATCCACCAAATTCTTCTACCCAATGAATTTCACAACCTTCAATGAAAGAATCAGCTAAGTTATCAACAACTAAAATGTCGTCAAACAAAGTACCATTTGTATCATCATCTACTAAATCCCATTTATATTGATAACCAGAGCAACCGCCACCTTCAATGGACACTCTAGCATATCGACCATGCAGACCTAATCCGATCATGGAATCTAAATATTGTTTTGCTTCTTCAGTTATACTGACCACAGTTCCCAACCTTTAGATGTGCATTTATACTTATTAGACCCAATTAAAACAAAATCGTTTAAAGATGTACTTCGACAAGTTTTTTTAGATCCTAAATAATTAACATCATCTCTAATATACCAAGCATCACTAATGCTATTAGTCAAGCGAAAGGCAAGTTCACACTTTTCTATATCAGTTAATTTTTTATCAACATCAAGAGTTGCAACTGTTTGTGGTTCTGATTCAAATGCAGAGTGAATAACTGTAATAGTTTCCATAAAATTCTTTCCGTAAGTTTTTACCAGACTACTTAGCATCAAGCAGCCCCCCAATAACATGGTTGTACAGCCAAACATTTATATTCTTTATCCCACTTACCAATATTGATATCAGTATAATGTGATCTATGAAAATAATCAGTCATTGCATCATCATTATTGAAATATGATGGGCCTTGCATTGCATCTAACAACTGTTGTAGAAAGTCTAGTGCATCTCCTGACCAATGTTTGTCCAGATGATACTCGTTAACTTCAGGCATAAAACCACCCATTTGAGTTGTATGCGTGGCGTCTTTTGCAAAGTCAATGTAACCTTCTTTGATGTTGACAACTAAAGTGCTGTAATTACGAACTGCAATGGTTGCTTTCACATTATATCTTTTAAGAACTGCTTTGATTGCAGGAGTTAACTCTTTTTTGTCTTCTTGACTAATGTAAGCCATAATTTAATCTCTCTCTTTTTTGATTTTGTATAACCATTATGACATACTAATCAACAAAAGTCAAGTCTTTTCGAGCTTTATTTTCGTTTTTTCTTCGATAATTCGTTTGCAACCCATTGTTTTCCTAATGGATTTGATATTTTTGCTAGTGCAAGCGATTTTATCTGTTTATATACAGGAGTCATTACATCTTCATCTGTATCATTGTTGTCTACTACGACAAAGTTTTGTCTGAAATACTGACTAAACTTACCAATATTGGACTGTACATCTTTCCAAGACTTAATTACAAGTGATTCTGGTACACTACGACTGCGTCTTTTATTTCTTTCAAGTGCAGTATCTAAAGATGTATTTACGAAAATCATATGAACATCGTAACCAAGTTGTTTTAACCTTGTTGCTTCATCTGAAATCTTCGCATAGTTTTTTCCTGTGCCGTCAATGATAAGACCAAGACGGCCTTCTACATAGTTTGATTTTTGTTTCTGAGTAATGTTTTTTGCTTTAGCACGAACAGGGTCACGATCATATTTTTCTTCATCAGGCATTTTTAAGGACAAATTCGCATCTTTCAGATATTTCTCGAATGCTTTATCAGAGTTGACAATCTTTAGACCTAGACCGCCAGTAGTTTGTCTTACAACATAAGACTTACCACTGCCGGGCCCACCAGCAAGAAAGAATGCCTTTAATATATTAGGGTCGTATACGCCCTCTTGTAATTCGTTAAATGAAATCATTTTGTTCCTTTGTCCTTAATCCTGCTACCTAAGCGTAGTGTGTTTTCTTGTTCTGTATGTTTGGTTTTAATTTTTCTACAGTACTCAATAAATATTTATCCGTTTCTGAAATTAGTTCAACTCTCCTATCTCGATTTACAAAGTTTAATTTACGCATTTTTGATTTAGTTTTTTTCTGGGCCATTAAGCGCTCCTAATTAGATTGGGTTAAACATAACATATTTTATATGACTATAGACATCTCCTTTTAGTATGTAAGTTCTCTTATTACACCTTCTTTGCCAAGAGGTTCTCCAGATTCCGAGCTTGGAGAATAACCTGTTGAAAATGAATCTTTTGCTGCTGTTAAATAAATTTCGTGTTTTTTAGTTGTTTGGTCAAAACTGTGTCTTAATGTAGTAATTAAATAAATACCAGTAAATTGTGGATCGTTTTTGTTTTTATGTGTTTTACCAGCTGTTGGAACTACAATGTTTATCATATCCCCTGCAGCAATTGTAGTGTTACCTGTTATTTTTAAACTAACACTCACACCAGCTCTCAATTCCATAAATTTTGCTTGTCTTTTTAATATTGATTCGTTAATTTTATCTGGTGTATAACGATATGATAAAGTTTCATTTGTGTGTTGTGTGTCATATACACCATCTGTATTTACTGGATGCAAATGTATTCTTGAATCAGAAAAATCTCCTACAGTGTTTCCTAAAGCATCAATTGAACCTGTTCCAAAAACTGGATTAGACTGTTCACCCTCAAGTCTAGGAAACTCGTTAAAATTATCAAAATGTTTGTATTCTTTAGACGAGTAAGTCTTATTATATATATTATATTCAATAGTTTTAGAACCCAACATTCCACCTTGAATGTTAACTAACATATCATTATTTGAATTTACTTGAAAGTCTATTATTCTTAACATTTCTGTAAGTATTGATGCTTTTTTGCTTCCTTTCTCTAAGGGGCCTAGATCACTAGCAGAGTATGGGCCATGACTTGTACCTGTCATCATATGTTCTATAGTTTTAAAGTGAATGCCTTTAGTATTTTCAAAGAACATAAAATGAGGAGATTTATATTCTTTTGATATAGCTTCAGTTGCAAGAGTAGTTATAAATTTAAAAGGATGAACATTTGGTGAAACAACTTTTCTGATACCCTGAGTTGGTTCAACAAACACATTTTTGTTGGTGTTGATGTATCGTTCGTCTTTTAATACATTAACAACAATATTACTAATATCGTCTGTGTAACTTTTTGACACTCTGGTACGTTTATCTTTTAGTGCTTCTGGTGTAGTAAAACTAAGATTTATAAGTTGAGCATTAGAAGAAGCTTGGAACTTAGCAACTACTTTGTAAATACAAAATGTACTGTCAGTAAAGTCAATTTCTTGACCTTCTAAATTTGGTGTTGAAAGTTTCAATGACATAAATTCTTGACCAATGATTGGGCCATTAGCCGCGATGTTATGAACATCTAAAATGGTGATAGAACCAGATAGTGAAGTTGAAAATATACTTTCATATATGTCAATAGCTTGAACTGAGTTTTTTAAATCTAGAACACTACCAGAACTAGTTTTTATTAACAATTCTTTTACTTCATATTTTCCAGCATAATTAGTTGATGTAGTAACCGACATTAGATGGCTGATTCCTTAATTAAAGCTTCATGTTCTTCTACATATTGTTCTACATATTGAGGGTCTAACAATCTAATCTTTCTAAGTTCATTTTGTACAGACTGTTCATATTCTATATTAGTTACAATAGTTGAATTATTATAAAAGTCTAAGTCACCAGTGTATAATGCAGAGTTTGAATATACATTTATCTTGACACTAGTATCGCCTGATGTCTGTGCCTGTTCATAATGGTGTGTACCATTAGGGTCATCATACTTATCATTCACATACTGTAAAAATTGACTAGTCGCCATAGGCCATTGATGATATCTGTCTGTGATGTTGTTCACTGACAATATTACCCAATGCAACTCTGGGTCATCATACATTTTATCTGCAAGAGCTTCTGGAGTTTCTCCATCTTTTACATCATAGGTATCAAATAACAATGTGTTTGCTTTTGCTTTCTCACGAATACCAGTTCGTCTAAGAATGTTTGTTACAACTTTAAAGTCACCTTGACCAGCTGAATCATATGGAATTTTAGGAAATTTATCAAAATACATATTAGAATCCTTGCTCTGCTTTTTCTCTGGTAACTAAATCTAATTCTTTAAAACTTAAAGTCATTGATGTTTCTACTGGAACTGCATCTGCGTGAGTCTTATATTTATCTCCACCATACTTAACATCCATATTTGTAAGTACACAAGTTCCTATTTTATTCAAATTCATATTTTCCTCACCAAGATGCATATATTGAATGTCAAATGTTGCAGGAGTTGTTAGTTGCATTGAAGCCGCATTTTTTATTTCTGGTAACATATACATTTTAAATGTCTTAACAATATTTTTTGCCATTTCAGCTTCTGCTGCACTTTTTGGCATCATTTTAAATTCGTATGAGAAATCCCTTTTAGGAATACCTTTAAATGCAAGTTCCATTCTAGGTGCTTTGATAAATCCTCTTTGCATTTCAAAGACTGCGTTTGAACCAGCAAAGCCGGGAATTAAATCAATTGCTGCCCCAGCTGCAGCAATTGAACCATCTCCTGCAGCACCAGCATTGTTTTTTAGACTAGAAATTACAGTGTCGACAACACCTTGACCAGCCATAATATCTTGAATTGCAGCTGCCCCTGCAGCTGAAGCTGTTCCTATTTCGGTATCTTGATAATCTGCACCATATTTTACATCAACACTTGGAGGCATGTACATACAGATAGATACTGGCATCCTTACAGTTGCTTTTCTTTTTATACTAAGAGAACTTTGTGACACTGATGCTTTTTTGGCAGGTTTGATACCTTTAAGATTAGCAATAGCTGCAGTAGCCCCATACGGATCCCTGTCTTGTCTTTTTCTAGATACAATATCAGACTTGCGATCTAAACTTTCGGTTTCAGCCATAGCTTGACGGACTCTATCATTATCAGGTAGAACTTCTAACCCAGCTTCAAATTTTTTGCGTGGATCTTGATAATCAATAATTTCATCTGATTGTTCGTTAACAAAAAATTGGATATAATGCCCCTGATTACCATTAGCACCAGTAGGGCCTTCCAAATCAAGAGGAAATGTTAAATTTTGAGTACTGTATTTACCCCCGACTGCATTAGCAACATCATTATTAGCACCACCTTTTTTACCACCTCGTATAGTATCTATGGCTGATTTTTTAAGAATACCAACGGCATTTTTAAAGACTCTGCCTGTTTGAGCTTCTGCAGCCCCACGAACGGCATTATAGATATTTTTTGCCATGTATAAATACTCCTGTGATTATAACTATTTATAAGATAAGTTAATGGCATACAGTGGAAAATACAATCCAATTAACCCTAAAAAGTATAAGGGTGACACATCTAAGGTAATATATCGTTCACTTTGGGAACGTAAACTTATGGTGTATTGTGATAATACCAAATCTGTACTAGAATGGGGTAGTGAAGAAGTTATCATACCCTATGTTTCGCCATGGGATGGAAAAGTG